ACTGGTTTGCCGAGATACGGTGAAGTGTCCGAGTGGCTTAAGGAGCACGCCTGGAAAGTGTGTATACAAGAAATTGTATCGAGAGTTCGAATCTCTCCTTCACCGCCAAATTACGAAAACGCAAGCCCCTGATTTTCCTAGAGAAAATCGGGGGTTTTGCGTTTTTAGAGGCCGAAAAAGAGCCCCATGGGACCACTATGGGACTGGCGCCCCTATTTGGTGCGAAAAAGGCTCTAGCAGACAGCGATAAAAACCTACCAAAGCGTCTTCCTGCAGGGGCCTGTGTGTCTCGCACAGTTGTGCTGCGTTCCCGCGGTTCCGTTACGATTGAGGTTCGGTGGATTTAGCTCAGGCTATTCCCCGAGCGCGGCGCAGGTTGTCGTTTGCTGCATTCGCATGCCCGTGTGCTGGAGCTGCGCGCTTGCACCCATCACGAAGCGTTGCTGACGGAAATGGATTTCGCTACCGCCCGTTCGAATTTCGGTTTTTTTTTTTGATCAGAACGTAGATTTGCTAATCAGCAGTACATATCTGTCTATCCGGGGAGAGAGCTATGTATTTCAACGCTACGTACGCAATGTGCTCGAATTGCTTCCATTCTTATAAACTGGGTGTAAGCGATTTCGAGCGTTTGGATAAACAAGGCAGACGCCGGCTTTGCCGTAAGTGCAAGAGGGGGTTTTCTATATATTTAATTAATGAGGCTTTGCATAAAAATGTGACTAGATCATGTGAGTTAGTCGCGAGACGGGCGAGGAAATAAGCCAAGTTCTTGGTGAATCGAGGCGTTTTGGGAAGTCAGATATGGAGTGGTTGCTTTCCGTTTATATCAGCGACCATAAACGGTGGTTATAGATAGGGCGCGACCTTCAAAGATTAAGATTCCTGGATTCTCTTCGCGATACCTTGCAGATGGTCCCAAGGAATCACGTTCTCACTACGATAGCTGCACCTCGGTGAGTGCGTGAATTCCGTAGCTCTGTGTTTTAGGAGTTGTTGAGCGTTGCACTCCCTACAGGAAATTACGCCCATACAAATTTGCCATCGAGCACTCCAATCAATCAGATCGTCTTTCGCTGTCATAGAAATTACTGCTAAGTCGCGTCATTTCCATAGAGACGATTGATAGGCGCTTTTCGTTCCATACTATGCGTTGTATTTTCGACTGTGCGGTCTCTGACTGAGTAGAGGTGCTGCGTGCTGCACCAGAGTAGGCCGCGTCACTGCCTGCCAGCCTATTTGTTGTATCGTGATCCTCCAGGCGGTTGACAGGCAGGAATTTACAATTGCGTTGTGAGCGGCTGAAGCTTCAATGCCATTTGCAGCATTCCCACGACGTCCGGGCCATCCTCATTGATCCACGTTCCATAGTGCTGACGGATCATGTTCCCGTTGGTATGCCCCATCTGTTCGGCAATCCAGTCGATTGAGGCGATGCCTGTGGTCAGCAACTGACTGGCGTAGGTGTGCCTGCACTGACCAGGCCCACGGTAACGAACTCCCGCTGCAATCAAATGCGCTTTAAAGAATCGGTCGCGCACCACGAAGTCGTTGGCATGCGGCAGGCCGCTTTTCGTATTCAAAAATACGAAGTGCAGTGTGTGCTTGCGTACCGTCTTGTTGTCACGTTCGACAATCTCCACGGTTTCCGCTTTTCGCTTTCGGCTCAGCGCATCGATTTTGCGTAGCGCGTCCCATGCAGGAGCCAGCAGGCGAACCTTGCGCATCGAGCGTCGGGTTTTGGTGACACGGTAGGCACCGCGTACTTTTGATCGGCAAAAGGTCACGGTGCCTTGCACCAGGTCGACGTCCTCCCAGGCCAAGGCAATAGTTTCAGAAACGCGGGGGCCGGCCCAAATCATGAACTGCACCATCAACAACTCAAGCGTGCGGGTGGTCGGTGTTTCGAGGATCTGCTTAATTTCCGCCCTGGTAAACGGATCCGGGGCCTCGGGGTCAGGCAGGCGAACCATCAAGCCTTCGGTAGGATCGTGGGCGACTTTCATCCGGGTGCGGTAGAGCCGGAACACTTGGCGAACGTTGCTGATGATGTCGCGGATGGTCTTGTTTTTCAGGGTTTTGGATAGCGTGCCTTGTATCCACTCCTGCAGGTCCAGGTGATCGATCGCGTTGATCTGCACCTTGCCCCAGCGCGGCCGTACATGCACCTCGGCCTTGTTTGCGTAACCTCGATAACTCGATGCCGCCACGCTGTTGGCTTTAATCCGCAACCACAGGTCCAGGTAGTGACCGAAGGTGTTTTCCACCAGCCTGGCTGAGTTGGGGAAGTGGCGTGCGTAATCAAAGCTACCGGACTCAATCTCGTATTCAATGATGGCAAGCAAGCGCTTTGCCTGGGCCACTGTGGCCGGCTTGTTTCCTCCTGGTATCGATTCACGGCATTTTTCGCCGTCGTATTGAAAATAGATTCTCACGGAATTGCCGCGAGCTTCGACCCCACTCATGTAAACCCCTAAAGCTGTACTGGTATAGCGACAGTCTGACGATCGGAAACAAAAAGGCCCGTTTCCGGGCCAAGTATCTTGAAGCGCATCTTCTGGTGGACGCGGCTTATGGCTTGGACTTGTGGTTGCGAAGATGAGCATTCTGCAACTGGCGCCGCCGGCTGCATTTCAGGTGATTACCCTGGGCGCGCCACCTGCCACACTGGTCGCAGAGGCTGGTGTAGTCGATGTTCCAGGGAAAGCGTGGGAAAGCTGAACGTTCGGAGCGGTTAGACACGACGCATGGCCCCCCGGATTTGAGGGGCGGCGAGCAGCCTGGCCACCACTGCCGCATCCGTTTCGCTAAGTTCGCCTAGGGTGTTGGCCATCTGGCTGAGGCTTTCGAGGCGGGTTCGCGATTCGGGAGTTTTGTGCACCAGGTAGCCAATGACGGCCGCGCCGATAATCGCGGTGGCCACCAGGTGGCGTGCCGGTGTGGTAGCCTTCGAGCCGCTGCTGCTTAGGTTCTGTGCTTGCATGTTATAGCCCTCTGTTGCGGTTGGGTGTCGGGGAGCTGCAACTCCTCGGCACTGCTTATTTAAGGTCTGTCCCTACGAGCCAGGTGAATCACCAGGCCATCAAAATCCGGCTTATGCTCAACGCATGATTGCCACTCCAACACCTTCAAAATCTGTTGCCCACTGCAGCCATCCACCAGGATTTCGCGCTGGCCACCGGCTGCCCGGACTTCCAGGATCTCCAACAAGCTATCCTCCCCATATGCCCCGGCCTGGATGATCGGAGCGCTCGCGCCGGTGAATTTCAGGCGCTCCTGTACTGACTGGAGCTTGCTTGTTTTGCCGTTGCCGGCATTACCCATAAACACTTGGATCTGCATCGGTCTTGCTCTCCTTTACGCCTTGAATGTCCAGCACTTCACTGTGGTTGGCCGGGGTTGTGAACATGGGTTGCGGCTATTGAACGCAGCACGCACAGCGCTGTGTACGGCCTTGTTGCTGTCCAGAAACTTGCGGGAGCGGGACTCTTTGAGCAGGTCGCGCAACGTGGCTACGTCGGCCAGCTTCTGTTTGTGTTCGGCGGCGCGCTCGCAGAATTCGTTGAGGTTGATAGCGATCACGGTGGGGTCGCTGCTGTGGTCGACCACAGGGTCTTCGCTCAAGGATTCGAGGTAGTCGTAGACCTCCCAAAACTCGGCCACGGCCGCATGGTCGGAGCTGATCGACGCCTGGCGCTCGATGGCCATCCGCACGATCTGGCGCTGGGTGGCAGCGACCTGGGGGTCACTCAATTTCAGTACCAGGCGAATGCCGTCCAGCAGCGAGAGCATTTGCGCGTGGTTTTTGCTGATGCGCTCCACGCGTATGTAGCCGCGCAGGTCATAGCCGCAGTTGGTGCAATTGCCCTGGTCACTGGCATAGGCCGTGCTGCAGGCGAAGCAATGGGTATGCAAGCGGCGCAGCTTCGCTTCGTGTTCAGGCATGCGTTGGGCGAACAGCTCAAGCACCGCGGATTCCTTGCCCACGGCCCGCAACAGGAAGTGGCTGAGGGTGCCGCCGTCCAGGGCGTTGAGTTGATCAGCAGCAGCACGGCTTTCCGGCGTGACGGTCGGGCGTACAAAGTGCAACTTCACGATCCGCGTCATGATCGCTTCGTGGGCGACCACGGCCGCGTTCTGGCTGATCGCGATCGTTCCCCTGAATGGAGGCTCATACGTTTCGTTGCCGGCCGTCTTGACGCCTTTGGTGGCCAATGTGCCGCCGCCGTAGAAGTCTTTCAGCTCGTCCCATTCGAAGGTTTTAGCGTGTGCCCGATCATCGCCGTGGCGATCCGCTTCCAGGAACACCACTGGCATGCCGGAGACCTGGCCCATCAGGCGAGAGCGCCCAGCCTTGGTGGATTTCATAGGGTCAAATCCTTCATAGCCTTCGCGGCCGAGTAGTTTCCAAAGGAGGTTCAAGAGCGTGGTTTTGCCGGCGCCGGCCTCACCAGTGGCTTCCAGGAAAGGGAAGGACTGATAGCGGGCGCGGATCTGTTCGCAGAACAGTGAGCCAAAGAAGAACACCAGCGCGACGAAGCCCTGGGCGCCGAAGCATGTCCACAGCAACTGCACCCACTTCTCGTCAAAGCCCTTTGCTTCGTGCTGCAGCTTGATCGGGACGCCTTTCTGCAGGGTTTTCAGGCGCAGCTTGCCGAACTCGAAATAGTCTTCGCTGTTTACCTTGTAGGTGGTGCCGTCCTTGATTGCGATGTCTCCGTAGACGTAGCAGGCGTATTCCTTGCTGTAGCCCACGTAGTCGATCGTTGAGACGGTTTTGATGCCGAACAGTTGGTCTTTCATGAGCTTGTCGAGCTGCTGGCCACTGCCTGTGAACATGGCGCCTGCCGCCATTCCGAGTAGTCGCTTTTTGAACTCGCTCGCGGCCGACAACTGGCCGCTGGTAAAGGTGTTTTTCACGCTTTCGGAGTCGTGGGGGAAGTCCACGCGCATGTAATACCAGGACTCGTCTGTTACCTCGTTGCGTTGGAAATACAGCGCCTGGGGATAGCAGTTGGCGATTTCCACGACACTGCCGGACTGCTGCAGCGCTTTTTCGCGCTGTTGGGCCTGGTTCAGCAGCTGGTCGTCGTGGTTATCGCTGTCCTCGATGTCGGACATGGCTCGGTTGAATTTCTCCATGTCCAACTTGAACCAGTACAGGCGGTTGCCGAAGCCCAGGTGAAATTCCCCGCGCTTGTTCCAGTCG